CCCACATGATACCAAAGGAACGCTTTGATGAGATCAACGCCAGGCTCAAAGAAGCAGAGAAAAAGGCACAGGCAACAGAAAAGGCTTTGAAGGAAGCCCAGGAAGCCCGTCTAAAAGAAAAAGAGGATTATAAAGCCCTCTATGAACAGACGACCAGCGAACTAAGCGAACTGAAGCCTCTTGCGGAACAAGTTGAGTCTTACAAGGAAACTATGGCGAAGTTACTTGAGGCTCAAATCGCGGACATCCCAGAAGAACTACAAGGCTTAATTCCAGACGAGTTAAGCGTAAAGCAGAAGATTGACTGGATTGCTAAAAACAAGAAACTGTTGCTGAAACCTATCGCACCCGACATTGGCGCAGGCCAGCGAGGGGCGGGTTCGAATTCCTCGGTGCAACTGACACCAGAACAGCGTGAGGTTGCCCGGACATTTGGTTACACCGATGAAGAGTACATAAAATATATGGATACTGAGTAGGAGGAAGTATGGCAGCCCCAGCTTATACATGGGAATTTGTCTATGACCTGTGGGGAGATAGAACCCCCAAGATGGTCACGTTAGAAGCCACTAACGCGCTGGAAACGAAAGTTGGCACGTTGGTGATTATGTCAAGTGGTCAGGTGGATGAAGCGACTGCAAGTGCAGTTGCGGTTATTGGTATTGCCGCAGAAGCGACCAGTGCCGCCTTGTCAGCCGGAGACCCGATTAAGGTTTACGTTATTTCACCCGGTATGGTTATTCGTGGAACTGCTGATGCGGATGCCTCTGCCTTGCAGGGGTTCACGAACAAGACCATTGATGTTAATACGGATGGATCGTTGGATGTTGGAGATACATCCGGAGGCAGCTTGTCCGTTTACCGAGTGAACAACGCCGCTGGTACAGAAGTTGATTGCGTCATTACTAAGGGCGCGCTGTTTGCATAGGAGGAATGAATAATGGCGACACCAATGAATAGTAAAGAATGGCCGCGTTTCGTTCTTCCCATCATTCGGAAAGAATGGACGCAAAAGATGAACGAGATTCAGTCCCCGTTAGCACCGTATTTCGGGATTGAAACCTCACTTTCATCTGTTGAATATTCGCAAGGGATTGGCTCGTTTGATTTGGTGCCTGAGTATAACTCGGCAACTGCAGAAGGCCAGCCGCAGGCTATTGAGTACGATAGCTTTAACCCGCTATATGAAACCACGTTTACCCACAAAGAGTATGCGAAGGGTGTGGCGATTGAGCGCAAGTTGTGGGATGATGACCGCTCTGGTCAAATCCGGCGCAGGGCTCAGTCGTTAGGTTATGCTTTTGGCACGACCATTGCGACCCACATGAGTTCAGTTTTGAACAACGCATTTTCAAGCTCTTATGTTGGAGGTGATGCGGTCTCTCTGTGTAACACAAGTCACCCGGTCAACTCGGTCAGCTCTTCGACCTTTAGCAATAAAGGCACCACCGCCTTGTCTTATGACGCGGTAGTGGCGACCCTGATTGCAGGGCAAGACCTGAACGATGACAGGGGCAACCCGTTACCAGTTATTTACGACACGCTCTACGTTCCTACGGCTTTACAGGCAACCGCCTATGAAATCGTGAACGCCTTAGCGAAACCTGGCACAGCCGACAATGACGCTAACTTTTTGAAAGCACAAGGCTTGCAGGTTGTTGTTGACCCCTACTTGTCAGATGCCAACAACTGGTTCATGCTGAACAAAACTATGTCAAAAATGCACCTTTTATGGTTTTGGCGAGTAAGGCCGGAAATCGCTCTTGACCCGTCAAGCTCGTATGATTTAGTTGCGAAATATCGCGGCTATACACGCTATAGCTATGGCTGGGACGATGCGCGCTGGGTGTATGGGATGGAAGTAGCATAATATTGATGGGGGAGGGGCAACTCTCCCCCAGATAGTAACCCACGCTGGAAAGTGGGCGAGTTAATGGCTTGCCAAGCCTAAACCCGTATAGACGGTACTCAGGAGGTACACTATGGCAAATACTCATTTTAGCGGCCCAGTCATTTCGACAGCAGGATTTACCGGAGACTTAACGGGGCTTGCCCTACAGGGCGGTTCGGCCACTGCTATTACAACCTCTGGCGCCATTCCTATTACCACGCTTTTTAGCATTGTGGGTAGGGATGGAACAGCGGAGGTTGCCTTGACGCTTGCGAATGGTGCGGCTGGACAAATGAAGATTATTAAGCGTAATGATGGAACTAAGGCAGTTGTTGTTACTCCGGCTAACTTTAAGAATGGAACAACCTTGACATTTGATGGAAATCAAGAAACCGCAGTATTGGTATCTGACGGTTCATCGTGGCACTCCGTTTATGTAACAGCGACAGTTGCATAGTAGAAAGGAACAAGTGAAAAAGGTTGCGATTGTAGGCTCGGAAGAAAGCACGAGAGATAATGCGCCGTATGATGACTTGTCCTATGAGATTTGGTCGTTTGCGGACTGGTTGACTTCTGCCTGGTTAAGGCGACTTGACGCGCTGATTGAGATACATAGCGCAGTTATGTACATGAACCATCCCCGCACGCCAGAGTATTGGGATGCTTTGCAGAAAACTGATATTCCCGTTTGGATGTATCCGATTGCAGACCCCAGGGTTAAGAGCGCAAAACTATACCCATTAAACGAGGTGTTGTCCCTGTGTAAGGGCACTAACTCAAACAAGCTGATGAAGCTATTGAATTGTTCGCTCGTTTACGCCCTGGGGTTAGCCATTTTACAGGAATACGAAGTCATTGATGTTTATGGCGTTGAATTAGCTCACGAAACGAAGTATGGACAGCAACGGCACGCTTTTTCTTTTTGGGCTGGGCTGGCTATGGGTAGAGGTATCGAGGTTAACGTTCACTGTTCAGAAGGCTTATTCCACCAGCCGCTTTACGGCATTGAAACTGGACTGGAAACCACTAAGGCACAAGCCTACATGGAGATTGTAAAGCAACAGATGGAAGAAGCGGAACGTGCCAAGCTGAAAACGCAGGGTGCGCTGATGATATTAGAAAAGTTGGTGTATGGTGATAAGATTCACGGTTGACGTTCACTCGTTGGCAACGGGTAAGGACTATAAGGCTGGACAAGAAGTGCCTCATGACTTCCCGAACATTGAGGGATTAATCAGAAACGGCTCTGCTGCTTACGAAGGGGCTGAAACCTACAAGTCTTTTGTGGTTCCAAGGGAAATGATAGAAGAATACGGCTCCAGAATCGTTTCTAAGGCACCTACAAGCGATTCTAAGGCGATTAACACTGAAATGTTATATCTTATAAAGGATATGACATATAACGAGCTTACAGAACTTCTACGAGAAAATGAACTAAAGGTTAGCGGAAGTAAAGAAGATAAGCTACAACGGCTTATTGATTTTTACGAAGGCGGTGGCGAATGATTAGACCAATTAAATTGTATGGAACAACAGATGAAACGGCTGGAACATTATCGGTTACGATGGGCTTTAAGGTTACTGGATTGTTGAAAGGCGTTGAGTGGATTGATGGAGATTTTGCGGATGGCGTAGGCGCTGTTTTGAGCGTTGTGCGAGATGATAATGCCGCAGATAAGACTTTACTCACTTTGACAAATGCCAATAATGACGCCTGGTACTTCCCGATGGTTACTGCTAATGATGGGACTGGCGGTGCGATAGCAACGGAGTATGTTTATCCGATTGTAAACGGAAGGTTGAAACTGTCAGTTACTTCTGGTGGTAGTGCGAAGTCCGGTGGCGCAATCGTTTATGTAGAGGTATGAAATGTCCTTTAGTTTTGACCCCACTCTCGGCGACGATGTAAGCCTTGTCCGGTTCCATATTGGGGACACGGACAGCGAAGGCTACTTTTTAGATGATGAGACTATCCAGTATTGGGTCAACCAGGACACAGTTAATTCTGCGGTCATTAATTGCATCCGGTACATTCTCAGCCAGCTATCACGCCCGGACTTTAAGTTAGACTGGATGTCCGTTAGTGGGATGCAAGAGGCTCGTAAGGGTTATGAGGCTTTACTGATGCAAAAGATGGCAGAACTTGGTGAAGTTACATTTTCGGCAACGGCAACGATTGCGTTACCCTATCGTGCTGACAGCCTACAAGATAGCAGCGAGTCTGGTTATGAAGTTACCGAATAAGAAGTTAGTAGAACGTGTGCAGAAGCGGGTATCCGATTATATGTTTGTGGATACCGCCACGATAACGTACAGGACGGTGAGCGGTTATGACAGTTACGGTCAGCCAGCGTATAGTAGCACGACTTCTGAGCTTAGTTGTTCGTTTACCGATAAACCATCGGCTGAAAGTTGGGTTGGGCATGCGGATATTGAAACTGTACAGGCAGAGATAAGGTTCGTTGGTACAAAGCCGAGTAAAGGTGATTTGGTTACGCTCACTCACAGGTTTGTTCGTGACGACACTGATTACACTGCGGGCACGTTTGAGATAGTTGGTATAAGAGACCGTGATTACTTTGGCTATGTGTGTGCTTTGAAGCAGGTGAACGTATGAACTTCGAGTTTACGATAGACGAAGATGAGTTCATGGAAGCCTTGCGTAAAATAGAGATTACGGATGCTGAACTGATGAGCGTGGCAGGTGCTGGCTCGGCGGTGATAAAGACCACTCAAAAGCTGTTGGTCCCGGTAGATACTGGAGCCACCCGCGCAAGTATTGCCGAACATTTTGAAAAAGGTGATGCGATTGCGAGTATTGAGATTGGGCCGAGTACGGAGTATGCCCCTTACATTGAGTTTGGAACAAGTAACCCGAACTATCCCATTCAACCGTTCGTAGTGCCTTCGGTTTTTGGGAGGTCATTAACGGATACAGTCAAGGCTATAGCGGCCGCTTTTGCTATGTTGGTGCAGAGTAAATGGAAGAGATAACGAAAAACCTATTGACGTTATTGAAAGCCGATGCAACGGTTAGTGCGGCTTTTGGAAACCGGATGCACATTAATCTCGTGCCGGATGGAACGGCTTACCCCTATGCTGTTATCAGAAAGGTGGTAGAAAATCCGGACTATACTCACGATGGGATTTATGGAACGGTATCGGTGGTGCAGATTGACGTTTATGACGAAAGCCTATCGGATTGTAATGATAATGCAGATAAAATCTTCACGGCACTTGACGGGAAAAGCATGGCGATTGGCAGTATCACAAGAGGATTGGTGTTCACCCAAAACATAACTCACAACTGGACACCGGAGGAAAGGCGGTTTAGATGTACGATGCAGGCGCTAATAAGCAGAACAGTCTAAAAGAAACGAAGGGCAAGAAGCCGGAGGTTAAAAGATATGAAACGGTGATGTGGGGCGGTAAAATCCCCGTGTATAAATGTCTGGTGTGTGACTTTCAGACCGAGGACAAAGACCGGATGATTTTACACGCAGTCGGTCACGTTCCAGAACGTGAACAAAATGATGTATTGGATGATTTAGTAAAGGAAGGTTAAGATGGCAAGTAACGCATGGTGGGCTTACGGCTCGGCGTTTAAGGTCGGGAATGATGGCACGCCTGAAACTTTTGCTAAGGTTGCAGAGGTATTAGATATTTCAGGGCCGAACATGAGCATGGAAACTATTGACGTATCAAGCCAGGATAGCGTTAATGGATGGCGAGAATATATCGCTGGTTGGCGAGATGCTGGCGAAATCAGCATTAGTGCAAACTGGATACCCGCCGCCGCAACGCAAGATAAAACAACGGGTATTCTATCAAAGTTTTTGGATAATGATACTCATAACTATCAGATTGTTACAGCCAGCGATGGCTCGTCAGGGACAATCACAATTGGATTAACGGGTATTGTTACCGGCTTTGGAGTTAATCTCCCGTTGACAGAACAGGGCAAGGTTGATTTTAGCATTAAGCTAACTGGCAAAGTTACGTTTAGTTAGGAGGTATAAATGGCAAGCAATGCGTGGTGGGCTTATGGCTCTGAGTTTCAGGTTAAAAATGGCGCAGGCTTTAAAAAGGTTGCTGAAGTTCTGGATATTACTGGCCCTAATATGGCGATGGATAGTATTGATGTTACCAGTCAAGACGGGTCTGACGGTTGGCGAGAGTTTATTGCCGGATGGCGTGATGCCGGAGAGGTTAGCGTTTCAGCTAACTGGATACCCGCTCATGAAACACAGGACAACGATGGTTCGGTTGACGCTGAGGGCATTTTACAATCTTTCGAGGATGGCGCCATCCATGATTTTAGGATTGTTACAGCCGCAGATGGCGGAGATGGCACTGGTAAGATTACGATTGGAATGACCGGTATTGTTACTGGATTTGGATTGAACCTGCCACTAACGGAGCAGGCTAAGTTGGATTTCAGTATTAAGTTAACTGGCCCAGTTACTTTTACGTAGAAAGGTTATAGATGGCACTCACAAGAGACGAGATTTTAGGATTACAAGACATTCAGGTTAAGACGATTCATGTACCGGATTGGGATGCGGATATTTGTATTCGCAAGCTGACCCGTGGACAGCAAGATGAGTATGCCAAACGGCGGTTCGGGAAAGCAAGCTTAAAGCACGTTGGTAAAGGTCAAGAGATTGAGAGTTCGGTTGACATTTTTGGACACGATGCCTGGCTTGTAGCGCAGTCGGTGTGTGATGAAAACGGGAAACGGCTGTTTACCAACTCTGACGTTGAGAAGCTGAACGAAAAGTCTGGCGAAGCCATCGGGTTTATTGCGGTGCAGGTGTTAGAGTTCTCCGGCATGAAAGAGGACGTAGACGCACTGGAAGAAGCAAAAAACTAATTGCCGACCCTGACCGGATGTTTGAGCACAGGTTAGGGTTGGCATTAGGCAAAAGTGTTGGTGAAATCCGGGCCTTGCCTTATGAGGAATTTCAGTCGTGGAAGCACTTCTATTCTTACGAACCCTGGGGCTGGCATGACGTAGAATACCGCACCGGACTGATAGCGGCGTTGCTCTGGAATACGCATGCTGGCAAGAAGTCTCAGGCCAAGAAAATCTCGGATTATGTCAGGGACATGCCGAAGCTAATTGAACAAGAGTACCTCGAAAGGAAGCGCACAGAAGAGCTTGCAGAAAAGATGCGAACCGCCAGTAAAGAGGAAAAGAAACGGATGATTATGCAAAGCCTCGGAGTTAAAAAATGACAACTGCCGCAACCGTATCAGTAAGGCTTGACCTTATTTCAAAGCAGTTTGAGCAAGGGCTTGACGATGCCAAGAAAAAGGCACAAGACTTCTCAAAGTCGATAGAAAGTGCTGGTAGGACTATGAGGAACGTTGGGGCTGGTATGACAGCCGCCTTCACCGCTCCTATGGTTGCTATGGGGGTCAAGGCGGCTATGACCGCAGGCCGGGTAGACGAGCTTGACCTTGTGGTCAGAACGCTTGGCAAGAACGCTGGCTATGCAGAAAAAGAGATTGACGCTCATGTTGAATCAGTCAGAAAAATGGGTATTGAGGCAGGAGCGTCCCGTGAGATTATCGCTAAGTTCGTTACGGCTCAGATAGACGCGGCGGACGCCTCTAAGATTGCCCGAATTGCACAAGACCAGGCCGTTATCACTGGTATGAACTCCACCGAGACCACGATGCGGTTGACGGATGCGATTATTCAGGGTAGACAGCAGACGTTTCGCTCCATGATGATGAACGTCAACCTCGAAGATTCATATAAACAGCTTGCTGATACGATGGGAAAGCACGTTGACGAGCTAACCGAAGCTGAACTGGTACAGGCAAGAGTTAATGCTGTTGTCGAGTATGGCGCAACGGTCACTGGCACTTACGAAGCCTCAATGGAAAGCGGCACTAAGCAGTTGAGGTCTTATAAGCGATACATTGATGATATATTTGTGGCGGTTGGTGAATATCTTACTCCGGCATTTAATGACCTAGTATTTACCGGAAAAGATGTGTTGGCATGGATAAAAGACCTTGTATCCGAAGGGGGCGCATTAGAGCCGGTTCTGGATGGCTGGGGCAGTGCATTAGAAAGTGTTGTTGGTTATCTCAAGTCATTTCTCGATGTCCTGATGGGATTGCCGCCATGGATGTTACAGCTTGGCGCTAACCTGGCTGGAATACTTGCGGTGAGTGGCCCATTGCTGTTAGTTGCTGGACAGGCGATTATAACACTTCCGAAACTTTCTGCCGCGCTGAGTGCTGTTGGCATTAGCAGTTGGGCGGCGCTTGGTCCGCTGGCTGCTGTTGGAGTAGCGATAGCCGGTGTTGTTACGATTGTTCAAAACAATACAAAAAAAATCAATGAACAGGCAGATGCTTATAATAATGTGAGAGAGGCGGCATTAGCGGCGGGGATGTCTTACGAGGAGTATCGCAAAGCACTGGAAAAATCAACTGAGGAACAGGGAAATGCCTCTAATGGTTACAGGGCTTATCGGGCAGAAATGAAGGATACCAAAGCTGAACTTGACAGATTGCGTGAAAGCCTTTTAATTACAGAAGAAGAATATAACATTATGCATTATATTCTCAAAAACGGTCAGGGCATTTACGAAGATGAGGTCATGTATTTAGAAGAGGTTAGTGGATGGGTTTACGAGGCCGGGCAACGTTACAAAGACTGGCATGTGCTCATAAATGAGGGTACAGAAGACCTTAGTGAGTACTTTGAACTTGTTGACGGCGAATGGATACCGGTTCAAATTAGGGCGGCAGAAGTGACATCGAATCTATCGGATGTAACATGGGAACAGGCATTGGCGTTAAGGGGATTGTCTGAGGAATATACCAACTTGCCCACCGAACCCGCAGAGATGTATGTTGACTTAGACACTCAGGCGGCACTTGAATCTCTTGATGAACTAAAGGCCAAGTTTGAACAAGATTTAGTACACGCTATGGAGTCATTATCTACCGCACAAAACAGTTGGAAAACAAGCGTGGCAGATGACTTGGTGAAAGGGTTAGAGGAGGCTGGCGTAACCGGCGATGAACTGGTCGAAAGGCTGGAAGCCATTGACGAGGCCTTTGGCACTCAGCTTGCCATGGAACATCGTTATGAAGTTGAGTATGAACTGCTTATGCCCGAATTACTACAGACGTTATTAGAAACCCCCGAAGTGTTTGCTGAAAGAGCGTCTGCCTTCAAGGATTACATGATGCCCTTAGAGGTTAGCATTATAAATGCTACGGAGAAAGTTGAAGAAATTCAAGGGAAACTTGATGAGATAGCAAAAGAGTACGATGCTATTTTCAACTTCATGCTCGAAGACCCTGAGGGGCTTTATGACTGGGAGCCGCCTGGAAATACCACTTCTACTCATACGTATATTTTTGAGTATGTCGGTGAGCGACCAGAGTATAGGGCTATTGGCGGCAGCGTAATGGCTAGAACGCCTTATATCGTAGGAGAACGAGGTCCAGAGTTATTCGTGCCTGATGTAAGCGGTGAAATAGTCCCGAACAATGCCATTACGAACAATTATAATCTGAGCATGCCGACCACAGCTGACCCGACTGATGTAGGAATGGCGTTTGAGTTACTGGAAGCCTACGGAGGCAATTAATGGATAAAATGAAATTCTGGATTATCACCCCTTCTGGAGCGATAAACTATGTCACGAACCCCACGCCTTACAGGTCTACAACGGGTTATTCGGTCTATAATTCGACAATTGCTCTCAGTGATGCCTATACCCGCAGGGGGCCAAAATGCATCAGGGTGACACCCACGACATCCACAAGTGGTGTTTATTTCAGTGGCGTTCCGGTTTCAAATGGGAAAACATATACCTTCAGTGTCGATGTAAAAGGTGAGTCTGGAAAGGTTATGCGTATTTATATAGCCAACGGTGCTGGAACGGCCAGAGCAACAACCACTTTTACTGCGACTGGCAATTGGCAACGACTACAGGTGACGTGGACGGCTACTGAAAACCAGGCAAACTATAGATTATATGTTGTGCGTAATGCTACTACTGGAACTACTCCCTTCTATGTGGATGGCTTTCAGTTTGAGCAAGGGGATAAAGCTACAACGTTTTTCTCTGGGGATACTGAGGGCTTTGAGGATAACGACTTTTACTGGAACGGTCTACCTCACGCCAGTACAAGCACAAGAAGCGCAGATACACGGGCTGGCGGGGCGTTATTAGATATTAGCGATTATGCCAAAGTCATCACGGGGTACGGTCTGGGAATGGGTGACTATACTCAGGTTTATAACGAACTTGTCAGTGGCGGTGCGCTATACCAGAAGTATATCCGCAAGCCGAGAAACTTTTCACTGTTGCTGACTTATAAAGACAGTACGCCTGGTGGGTTGCAGGCTAAACGGAACGCGATTATCGAGGCATGTCTACCCGGTACGCAGATGGTTCTCAGGTACCAGGGGTTCGATGGGACTGATGAGGCTACACAGCCGTTAGATATTGTCTGTATTCCACAGCTAAGCCACACTGACACCCCGAGTACTCCGATTTACCAGAAAGACACTCTGACCTTCACGGTGCTGGACGGGTATCTGAGGGGCGCTTATAAAGAGGGGATGGGGCTTGACCCCTATGCCGAGATTGCTAATGCGAACAGGATTATTGAACGCTCGTCTGATGGGGCTTGGTCGGCATTAGGTACTGGGATGAATAGCGATGTTTTCTCTTTGGCCTTTGCGCCTAACGGGGATTTATATGCTGGAGGACTTTTCACAACCGCCGGAGGAGTTACGGTAAACCGTATTGCTAAGTGGAATGGCTTAAGCTGGTCAGCCTTGGGTACGGGGATGAATGGCGCTGTTCGAGCTTTAGCATTTGCGCCTAACGGGGATTTATACGCTGGAGGCGAATTTACAACCGCCGGAGGAGTGACCGTCAACAAGATTGCTAAATGGAACGGTTCAAGCTGGTCGGCCTTGGGCACAGGGATGGATGACCATGTTTTGTCACTTACTATCGCGCCTAATGGCGACTTATATGCTGGGGGTGGTTTTGCTTATGCTGGGGGTGTAAGAGTTGACAGCATTGCTAAGTGGAATGGCACAAGCTGGTCTGCATTAGGATCTGGGATGAACAATGCAGTTCGGTCTCTTGCCTTTGCGCCTAACGGGGATTTATACGCAGGGGGCGATTTCACCGCTGTTTATGACGGACCAAGCGCAAACCGTATTGCTAAGTGGGATGGAAGCACTTGGTCTGCCTTGGGTATGGGGATGAATGGTAGCGTTTATTCTCTCGCCTTTGCACCCAATGGTGACCTATACGCAGGGGGGGACTTCATCACCGCCGGAGGAGTTACGGTCAATCGCATTGCTAAGTGGGATGGCTCAAGCTGGTCTGCATTAGGGGCCGGGATGAATGGTGGGGTTTGGGCTCTTACTATTGCGCCCAACGGGGATCTATACGCGGGAGGCATATTTACCACTGCGGGAGGATTAGCTCTATTAGACCGGATTGCTGTCTGGCGAGGCGGCGCTTGGGGATACGTGGACATATATTTACATACTGTTGCAAATCACATAAGGGCTATAGCAATTGACAGTAATCGTTTATTTATTGGCAGCGATTTTTCTGTAACGATAATCACATCTGACCAAAAGACCGTTACCAACTCGTCAAACGCTAACGTCTACCCTACCATCGAAATCACAGGCCCCGGCGTTCTGCAAGGCTTTTCTAACTTCACCACAGGCGCATCCATTCAGTTTGATGGATTGACCTTACAACCCGGCGAAGTGCTGACAATCAACCTCGATCCGACCAACCTGAAAATGACCTCGACCTGGCGCGGTAACTGCTTGCGCTATGTCAATGCCGGTAGTGACTTGGGCGACTTCTATCTCAAGCCTGGTGATAACTCGATAACGTTCTTTATGCCCTCTGGGACAGACAGTAATACCAAAGCCTACCTGTATTACACACCGGCGTTCTGGAACGTGGAAGGGGCGCTCTTATGAGATACCAAATCGAACACATGGACACATCGGGGAACCGCTTACATCTTATTCAAGCCTTCACCCGTCTTGATTACGTTAGAACGGTGAACACGGTTGGAGCGATGAAACTAACCTTACCCCGTGAGAAGTGGCAATATGAGGACTTTCGGGTAGGGCAGCTACTGGAGATATGGCGCGAGAAGGGCGGCTCGTTACAGCTACAAAACGAAACCGCTTACATCCTGCAAGACTGGGTGTTCTATACCGACAGGAAGGGCAACCATCAGATAGACCTGTATGCCAAAGATTTGAACATGCTACTGGACACTCGCATCGTGGCTTATGCGGCTGGCAGTACCCAGAGCGATAAAACAGATTATGCTGATGATATGATAAAAGAGATTGTTGTGGAGAATCTTGTTAGCGCAACGGACACGAACAGGAATATCCCAAACCTCACGATAGCACAGGAGCTGTCGGCAAGCAAGAGCATCACGAAGGGCTTCGCATGGCGCAACCTTTTACGGGTTTGTCAGGAGATATGCGAGACCGCAACCGAATTGGGAACGCGCACCTATTTTGATATTGTCAGAACGGATAGAGCAACTTTTCAGCTAAGGACTTACACCGGACAGCGTGGGAACGACCACAGCCGGACATCAGGAGATATGCGATTGGTGGGTGAAAAGTATGGCAATCTGGTAACGCCCTCTTTTGGTACATACCACGCTGACGAAAACAACTATATCTATGCCGGCGGTCAGGGTGAAGAAGAAGACCGTGAGATTGTCGAGGTTAGTGACAGTACAAGGATTGGTGCTGGCTATCCGTTCAACCGTAAAGAGAAGTTCGCTGATGCAAGGCATGCTGACACAACCGCAGGAGTAACATCCAGCGCAAACCAGGCACTTGGGGAAGGTGCACCGAAGCAGATTATGTCAGGAGCGTTGGTTGACACCCCTGGTATGCAGTACGGCATCCACTATGGTTTTGGTGACATTCTATCGGTTGAGGCTTTTGGTTTTTCGGTGGACTGTCATGTGTCAAGTGTGGCTGGTAGGGTGGATGCTAGCCGCTATGAGCAACTTACTTGCAGACTGAGAGGTGAGTTATGACTGAGATGAACGACAAGCTGTGGAACGAGATTGAAAAGCTCAGACGTGAGGTCGAGCGGATGCGCACATTGGAGAGCGGCGGGGGCGTGTGGCAATCTTGGACACCCACATTTCAGGGGTTCTCTGTTGACCCGCCTGGCACGTTTCGCTACATGATAATTGGCAAGATGTGCTATGTAACAGTTCGTATGGATAATGGCACGTCGAACGGTAATATATTTCGTTTCAATACACCCACGGTTGTGTCTGATGGGGGGGCGGATTTTTATTACAATTCGCTTGCTTATATGGTGAACGGTGATACGGTACGATTCGGCTTTGGTATGGTTCAGGTGAGGTCTAAATCTGTGACTGACCCCAATATGTTCTATTTATCGACTGAAACGGGTGCGACCGACTGGACGACTAGCGGTGCAAAAAGAGGAAATTTCCAAGTAGTCTATGAAATAGGCTAGAGGAGTTAAACAATGATAAAAGGCAAAGGCATTTACTTATGGCAATTCAGACGTTCGGATGGCGGTAACCTGACCGCTATCGTGGACAACCTGAAACGGGCAGGCATGACTCACGTCATCCCGAAGATTGCCGATGGCATACTGGGCAACGTCAACGAAAGCGCAGCCTACCTGCCGAACTTCACCCATCTATGCCATCAGGCGGGCATCCAGGTCATCCCCTACCACTTCGTGTATGGCAGAGACCCCGTCAACGAGGCTGTTACTGTCATCGGGGAACTGAAAAAGCAGAGCTATGACGGGTTGGTTATCAACGCAGAAATGGCCTATCGGGATTTGGTGAACCCAGCGCATTCTGCCAGGGTGTACTGTGATGCGCTCAAGAAGGAGATGCCCGACCTGCCGCTGGCGTTGTCGACCTTCAGGTTCCCCAGCCTGCATCGTAACTTCCCGTTCAGGGTGTTCCTGGAATACTGCGACTATAACATGCCGCAGGTGTACTGGATGCAAGCCAACGGGACCGTGCCGGGGCAGTTAGCGCGGACGCTGGAGGAGTACAAAGCCTTTCCGCCCGTGCCGATTATCCCCACCGGGGCGGCGTTCAAAGAACACGGCTGGAGTGCTATCCCCCAAGACCAGAAGATATTCGTTGATGAGGTTAAAAAGCACGGGCTGGCAGGGTGCAACTGGTGGGAATACTACGAGGCGTTCAATCTGCAACCGCAGCTGGGGCAGGCCATCGTTGAGGCAAAATGGGAAGTGGAAACCCCACCGATAGAAGAGCCACAACCAGGGCCGGTGACGTACCCGTTCTGGGCGGTGTGCACTGCTGAAAAAGCACTGAACATCCGCTCACAGCCCTGGGTGGCAACCGGCAACGTGGTCGGCTATCTCCTGGCAGGTGAGAAACGGTTGGTCTATGAGCAATCGGGCACCTGGTGGCGGATTGGCAATAAGCAGTGGGTGAGCAGTAACTTCATGCGAAAGATTGATGACCCTGTGACACCCGAACCGCTGACACTTGAGGAACGTGTGGCGGATCATGAACGCAGGATAACAGCACTGGAGGCAAAATGACCCTATTGGCAACGTGAGAAGAATCCAACAAGTATAGTAACCAATTAACACACTATTTTTAGGAGGTACAAAATGGCAACATATAATAAGTTCAATAGTTTTGTAGAGGCACTGGCAGAAGGGAAGCACAATCTCGAGTCCGACACAATCAAGGTGGCACTGTGCAATGCGCTTAATGCGCCTGTGGCAACTAACAGTGTGCTGCTAGACCTAACAACGGTTTCGGTGGTAAACCTTGATACTGTGACCGTGACAATCTCAAGTTCGTCACAGACCGGTGGCACCTACAAGGCGGTGGCAACCGACCTGACCATGACAGCAACTGGAGCAGTCGGCCCGTTCCGTTATGTGGTGATTTATAACGACACCGCATTAAATGACGAACTGATTTGCTGGTACGACTATGGCTCAGAAATTACATTGGCAAGTGGTGACACTTTCAAACTGGACTTTGGTACAGAACTGTTTAGCCTAACGTAAGCTATAAGGAGCACATCTTATGGCTAACTGGGTAAGGGACTTCCTGGAGAAGAATCCCAAACTATCGAACAGGGTAGTAAAGCGCGCACGTCATGCCCTTCATACGCGCAATGATGATGGGACTGTAACCGCGCGCTTTACTGGCACGCCAATGCACTACCAGGACGAGCGGGGGGAATGGCAGGCGATTGACACTGCTATTCGCAAGCTCCCCAACGGTAAACTTGGTGCACCTGGTATCCCCATCGAGTTTGATGATGATGGACAGGTAAACCTTGAGGGCTACTCACAGGTCACACGGCGGGTGGGTATTTATAATGCCAACGCGGGGGAATTTGTACAGGTCTTCGATTTTCCCACACCGAAAATAGACGACGATAAGCTGGTACGGGAAACCGGCATATATAAACACGTTATCACGCTCAAAGAAGCGGGGTTGCGTGAAGAATTAATCATCAAAGAAAAGCCTGCCCAGCTTGTAGACACGAAGCTTAAAGATAAAACGAACCTCTGGCTTGTCATGGACACGACCATCACTGGGCAAGAGTTTGAAGATGGTTTGGTTGATGATGAGACTGAATTTAAAAAAGGTGAGTTTAAGTTTGTCCCGCCCAAGGCTGGGGATGCGAATGATAAAGAGCTTTCGGTAAAACGCCACGCCCGCAAGATAGAGGGAAAGCA